GTTAGCTTCGATAGTGACGGTGTTGCAGACTCAATTTTAATCGGCTCATGCACAAACTTCACAAGTACAATCGCAGTCGACACCTCAACATCTGGTGCAACGGAATTCAGTCACACAACCGGTGCTGTAACCATCACATTAAGTGCTGGGGCATTCCCAGCCGGTGCTGTTGCCAGAATTAATTATGAATACGACTTGGAAGCTAATCCATTCCAACCAGAAGTTACCTTGAGCATCGACAGTGATAGCGTTTCAGCCATCACCCGCAAGCTCAAAACAAGCTGGTCTCTGGAAGCAGCCCAAGACCTTAAAGCAGTTCATAACATCGACGCAGAATCAGTTCTAACCGACCTGATGGCCGATGAAATGGTTGCTGAAATCGACCGTGAAATCATCAACGACCTCATTATCGCATCAGCAATTCGAGCAAGCCACAATTTTGCGACGGCAGCCGGTGCAAGTGTCAACTTCACAGACCGTAACATCGCCCTGATGTACAAAGTCCTCGAAGTAGCCAACATCATCCACAGAACCACACTCCGTGGTCCGGCAAACTGGATGGTAATGAGTTCTGACATCTGCTCCAAATTTGAACAGCTAAACGACTTCCGGGCAAGCGACGCAATGAACACAGAAGGCGTCGACATCGGAATCATGAACATGGGAACCATCAACGGGAAACTCAAGATCTACAAAGATCCCCTCTTCCCCAACTGTAAAATCCTCATGGGCTTCAAAGGAAACAGTGTCCTCGACGCAGGCTACATGTATGCCCCATACATCCCACTGTTAAGCACCCCAACAATCATGGACCCCAACAGTTTCACACCAAACAAAGGCGTGATGACTCGTTACGGGAAGAAACTGATTGAAGACGGTGGTCTTTACTACGGTGTGATTAACGTTTCCAATTTGTAAGATTGAATCTTACGATATGAGAAAATAAAACCCGCTTTGAAACAGGTTCAAAGCGGGTTTTTTTATGTATTTAAAATGACACAGTGTGAAAAAAGGATAATCGATTTGCAAACATTAGATGAAAAATATGATAATTCAATAAAAAGCACCATTCGTAAAATGTTTGGTGATGGGAAAACTCAAAAAGAAATAGGTGAGATTCTTGATATTCCCAGACGAACCATAGGTAAATTATGTAAGAAAATGGGTCTTTCTCGTTCTCGTAGTGATTCAGCTAGCTTAGTATTGAAATCTGATCTTGATGATCCAGAAATGATAAAGAAAATTGTTTTGTTACGTTCTGATCATTCATTGTCTGAGATTGCTGATGAATTATCTAGTTCTATTAGTGCTGTACATCGCATATGCGATAAGTATGATATATCTTTACCAGATAATTTTAATGAATTACAATCTAAAAGAATGCTTAAATCTTGGACTGATGAAAAAAGGATGGTGGCTTCTGTTAAATCTAAAGAATTGGTAACTGATGAATTGAGAAAACAGCTAAGTGAAAGTTCAAAACAACTTTGGAAAGATGAAAAATATAGATCAAATCAAGAAAAAATCCAACATACTATTTGGGGTTGTGATATAAAACGTGGTAAAATGAGTGATGCTTTGGTGGCTATTTGGTCTGATCAAAAATTACGTGATAGAATGTCTAAAATTCAAAAAGAAATTTGGTCCGATCCAGAATTACGTGATAGAATGTCTAAAATTCAAAAAGAAATTTGGTCCGATCCAGAAAGGCGGGAAAAAATAAGTCAAATCCAAAAAGAAATTTGGAAAGATCCAGATTGTCAATTACGAATGGCTGCATCGCGTGCATCACATCCAATTGTATCTTCTATTCAAACACAATTATATGAAATCCTTGATGATCTTGGAATACCTTATTTTCGTGAGTATGAGGATGAGCCGAATGATCCTAAAACTATAATTGGTCCTTATAATTTTGATTGTGTTATTCCACGTAGTGGTAAACCTGATTTACTTGTTGAGTGTCAGGGTGATTATTGGCATTCTTTGGATAGGGCTATTGTTAAGGATAATCAGAAGAAATCTTATATTAATAATAATTTTCCAGAGTATGAACTTAAGTATTTGTGGGAGCATGAGTTTAAATGTAAGGATAAGGTATATGAGTTGATTAAATATTGGATGGATATGGTTGAGGTTGAATTAGTTGAATTTAGTTTTGATGATATTCAGATTATTAAGATTGATGTTAAAACTGCTAATAAGTTGTTGGATAAGTATCATTATTTGTCTGGTTGTGGTAGGGGTGGGATTTTGTTTGGTGCTTTTGTTGGTGGTGAGTTGGTGGCTGTTTGTGCATTTTCGACTTTGTTGCGTGGCAATATGCCGTATGATAAAGATAAGACTAGGGAGTTGTCGAGATTTTGTATTCATCCTAGATACCAGAAGAAGAATTTTGGTAGTTGGATGGTGACTAGGTGTATTAAGCTGTTGCCTAAGAAAATTTCTGTTATTGTGTCTTATTGTGATACTACTTTTAATCATGATGGTGCTCTTTATAAGGCTTGTAATTTTCGGTTGGATGGTGAAGTGAGACCGGATTATTGGTATGTTAACGAAGATAAGTGGGTTATGCATAAGAAGACTTTATATAACCATGCTTGTAAGATGAGTATGAAGGAGCGTGAGTTTGCTGATCGGAATGGTTATAAGCGAGTATATGGTGATAAGAAATTAAGATTTATTTTTAGGAAGTGATTAATTGAGTCAGCCGTTCAAGATTAGAGGTAATTAAAATGGGTGTTGCTTTTGATGGGATTATAGATATTTTGAAATCACATGATTTTGCATGTGAGATATTTAAAGATGTTATTACGGTGGCCTTTATTATGGCGTGATCAACGTTTCCAACCTTTAATGTAAACCGTAATCCTTGGGATTACGAGCTTTGAGAATTGATCAAGCCACCCTTAACGGGGTGGCTTGATTTGTATACGTATATAGAGTATGTTACAAAATTTTACTCTATTTAAGGGATGGAAGAATGATTACTAGGCGTAAGGTGTTGTTTTCTTTGCCGTTTTTTTCGTTTTTTGCTGGGTCGAAGGCTGATGCTGGATCTGTGGGGCTAATTTCAGGAGAGACAAAGGGAAGCCAATCGGAGTGGGTTCCTATTAGGATGTTTAGGGTTCATAGGATAGTGAGTGAATCTGGTATTGGTTGGAGTGATTGTTATTGGGGTGAGTCATTTGTTCGTGGTGTTGAGCTTCCGTGTGATTATACTTATACGATAGATAATCCTGATCCTGATAGGGTTTTTACGTTGCGTGGTAATCGTAAGTTTAGTATTGAGGATGTTCTTAATGAATTCAATTCTCAATTGGTTGATTCAGATGATTTTGAGTTTCGGATTGATCCTGTGACGAATGCGGTTACTCCGATGAGGCTTATGGTTAAAGCTTAAGCCTGCTCATCTCACAAGTAGAGAATGTGGTGCTCCAGATTCAAAAGTTGAATTTAAACCGAATGCTAATATTTGTAAAGATTGTAATAAAGAATATATGAAAGCATATAGGGCTCGCAATAGAGCTAAAATTACACCGTCTGCGATGTGGAATCTGCCAAGAAAGCCATGTAATGGTATTTGGCTATTTAAATAGACGCAGATGAAGACAAGTCCGGTATATCCGGTTTTTGGTGTGCATTTAAAGTCATGTGATTCGAGGAGTTTTATTAGGTTGTTGAGGTATATATCATTTGTAGTAGCGATTCATTGCTCCTTTTAGTCCTCCGCGTTGTTGTTGTTCGCGGGTTATTTTGCTGTTTTCTAGGTTGGCTGTTGATTCGTTGAATGCTTTGAGGGCTTTTGTGATGATTTTGTATGAGAGGTTGTCGCAGAATTTTTTGTTTTGGAATTTTTTTAGTAGTTTGATTAGTTCTTCTGCGTCGATGTCTTTTTGTGGGTCTCCGTTGACTGGTGTTGCCATTGTGTTTTCCTTTTTTGGTTAAATTTGGTGTTATTGTTTGTAACAGAAAATTTGTAAAATACTTTTGTGGTGTTATTCTTGAAAGAGAGCGTTATAAGAGGTGATATACGATGGGTGATTGTTTAATGTATTGTAGTGTTGTTGGTTCGGTTTTTGTTTTTGGTGTTTGAATGGGTGGTTTGTCTTGGGTATCTTGTTTTTGGAGTTCGATAATGGTTGCTGTTGTAAAAGTTGTGCATAAATGGGCTAAAATCACAAAAGGGAATGACGATCAATTAAACCCTGGTATTTCTGTTGTGGATACTACATCAAATAGCAATACGGCATGGAATAGAGATTTGAGTCCGTTTGTACTTGGGCCATGTTCATTGTATGATGGATTAACGTCGTTAAATGTTGAAAATGCTTGGCAATTTAGCAAAGTTTATGCGTGCCATATCACAAATAACAATATAAATGATGATTATTTAGTGTGGGCTAAAAATGGTTGGAATGATGATGTTGCACATAGATACCCAATGGGTAAGGGTGCTGTTCCAGAATATAGTTATTGGGATGGTAGGAGACTTGGGTATATTGAAGCTCGTAAGGTGATTTACGGGCCGTTGTTTATGAAGTCTGTGCAAATTACCGATGGGTGGAAAAGGCTTCTTGAGATTTATAATTCTTATGATGAATTATACTTAAGAGATTGGGATGGTTGGGATATGTCTAAGCATAATATGAATAACTTATCTGAAGTTTTGAATAATCCTAATAGAAAAATGGGTCATTCATTTGTTTTGAAGATGATGTTGGAAAATGATGTTGCTTTAGAACAATTTGAAATGTAACACTCATCATTATAACAGAGCCACACAAATATAAGATTTATAATGTTGGGAATACATATGAAGATTTCGAATATTACTGAATCTGGTATGACCAGACGTAATTTTTTAGCTAATACTGGGAGGAGTATGCTTGGTGTATTGGTTAGTAGTGGTATTTCTTTAGATATAGCTAAGGATATTGTTATTAGAGCTGCTTCATCTGATAAGTTTGGTATTTCCAAATTTGTACAGGGTAGTGATGGTGCTTTTTATGATGATGCTCATGAGAGTGCTAATAAGATTTGGGGCGGTTTAAGTGCTTTTAGACGTGAGTTTGGGTTGAAACCTGCATTGGTATTTGGTCCTGATCAGATTGGTGCTGGTGGTATTGTTAGTGGCGGAGAACTTGTTAAATTTTTTGCTAAGGTTAGTGCTGATGGTTGGGAAATTGTTCCTGAGGATGAAAATAATTGGTTATTGGTGAAGGGTAGCGAAGAGATTTTTGTTTCTAATGAAATCCAAAATGATGATTGGTCGTTTGGTGATTTTTCATCGTATTCTGAGTTTTTGAATAAGTGGTGGGCTGGTTGGATGCGTTCTTCATTTGAATCTTCGACATTGGAATTTAGACGGATTCTTGCTAAAAATGGGATTGATTATTGGGATAGACCTGAGCATGTTATTGAGCAGGCGATGGAATCTCTGGGTGATCTTGGCCCTGAGGAGTTCGATAAGTTATATGGGGATGTTGATGAGTGGTTAGAACTGGCTGATTCAAAAGGGATTTTGAGACCGAAATCTGAGACACCCGTTGAGAAATTTGAACCTCGTCGTGATGATCATGTTTATGGTTCTTCGATGCATCAGCCGTTTGAGAGTAAACTTAAAATGGCTTTAGATATATTTTAATCAACGTTTCCGATCTGTAAGCATTGGAAACAGCGTTGAGAAAATAAGACCCGCTTTGAGCATTGTTTCAAAGCGGGTTTTTATGTATTTAAAATATTTCTATTAACGGGTTAATTTTTGATTGTAACAAATTGATGGAAGATATGAATTAACGAATAATCATAATTATTATAAATTATTTGTTTTAATCGTACCAAGTAAAAAGGTAAGGGGTATTATAATGGCCAAAGGCGTAAAACGTAAGCTAAAGTATCGGTATGAGTTAATAGCCACCTATCAAGATGTGGACGGTACTTTATCTGATTATGCACCATTTATTACGTATGGACGTGAATTGTTTTATATGGATGCCACCAGTAAGGATACTGCTAAGCGATTGGTTAAGCGGTTAAACAAAATGCGTAAACAGTTAAAAAAGGTAGGGCGTTAGATTCTTAATTATCATGACTCTCTGTTACAATTAATTTTTGGAGTATTGTATGGGTATGAATAAAGGTAATTGGGTATGTGTTGAATGTAGGATGTCTCACAGAAGGCAGAGTTCATTTGATAGTGATTCATGCTTACCACACCCTGTTTGCCCTGGATGTAATACTACAATGAAGTATCTTGGCAGATGTGTTCGTGTTCCAAAAAAGAGCGACCTTAGAGGTTGGAAAGATATTAAATCAAAATATTCTTAGAGGTGATATAAATGGATAGACGTGACTTTATTTCTGTTGGTGTTGGTGCTTCCATGACTGCGGCAGTTGATTCTATTATTGCTGGTGATCCGGTTGTTCATAATATTAAGATGAACCATGATGAATTTAGGGATGTTGCGGAGCTTAAACTTGGCTTTAAGATACCTCAGAATTGCAATAATCGAAAGTTATTTTACAGAATTATTAAAAATAATGTAAAATGGGCTGCTTCTAAGGATTGGACTGCTTATTATGGTGATGAGTTGAATATTCTTATGTGGGTTGTGGATCAAGATGGCGTTTATTGTCGTGATGCTTTTGAGTGGCTGCATGGGATTTCGTGTGATTTGCTTGGTATTCAGAAGATTATTAATATTATTAATACTGGGTTTGTGGATGGTCAACCTGCTGTATGCGATCGGGATGCAATGATTGAGAAGTATAAAAGGATGCGTAGGGAGAAGGATGATAAAGAAGAACGTGATGGTACTTGGGTAGTTGATCGTGATAAGGATGGTAATGTTACTAGACGAGTTAATGCTGAATATCTTCGTGAGAAAACTGCGGAAAATAAAGCTATTTTTCGTGATGAGATGAATAATTTTGGGGTTGGGTGATAATGCAATGATTAAAATACCAAAACAAACATTAAAAAATATACTAGACCACATCCTAGGACCAGAAATACCATTCAAGCAAAAAACACCCGAAGAACTAAACAAAATACTTGATCAAAAGTCGCGAGAATTAAATTGTACACTATGCAAAGGTATAAACGAAGATGGAACATGTAAAGCATGCGGAAGAACCTTAAACGGACCATCAAGTATGCACGAATGGTAATATTGCACTTTAATCACATTTAATTAGGAAAATAAAATGACAACCATCACAGATCACGAAAAACCAATTACTGTTGTCGAAGCCGACTCTGTTGAAATTAATACCAATCGCTTTTCCGAGGCAGAACCCTTAAAATTTTTAGAAACAATTTTAGGAGGTTCAGTAGAATCCTGCTCAGATTACACTGGAAAAGTTCTTAACATAAAAAATTTCGCAAACAGTCTAGTAGCCGGTGCCAATATCGCCTATGATCGCCATTATCCTTTCTTTATATCCCCAGATATAATAAAGTTTCATACAAAAAACCTCGCTTCAACAACTAGATAAACAATCCTCCATGGTCTGTTACAAAAAGAAAACACCAGTTAATAACAATAAAAACTTTCAACTTATTAATAATCACACCAGCATATTATTACCACTCTTTCAGCTTATTAGATAAACCAAATTAACAAATCACCAAATGTATTTAACCATTATGGATAAACATGGTTGTTTTTTAAGAGGACCTCAAGCTTTACGAGTTTTAGAATATGGAATAATTGGTGCATAGTAAATTTTTGAGGTTGGTTGCATTCGCCTTGAAGGCTAATTGTCCGACTAAACATGTGTCTTTGTCTAATGATTTTGATGGACATGCTGTGACTATTTGTAATATTATTGATAATGAACCTTTTGGTCCTAACATTGGGGTTGTGACTATTAAGAATGAAATGGTGATACTTGAGGCGAATGTTGTTCGAAATTTTTTGATATATCGTTATTGTGATTTGAATTTTGGTGATTTGAAGGCTGTGTTGGAGGGGTTTTCTATTGTGATTAATAATATACCTGATGGTAGGGGCTGGTAAAATTGATGTCTGATGTTAAATCTCGTGTTGTTTATTCTTGCATTATGCGTGGGGTTCTTGATGGACTTGGTGTTGATTGTTCTATTCGTGGGTCTTTTGGTGACTCATTTTTTTATTTGAGCACTCCTGCTGGTGTTTGTTCAGTTGGTTTTTCTGGTGATCGCATTTTTGCTGGTTTGGCTGGTTTTGATCAAGTTAAATTTGATCTTGATGATCCTGAGATTATTGATAATGTTGTTAATTACATTAATCTTATTCATAGAAGGTAGATTGCATGTTAGTGGTAACTGTTGATTTACATCCTTTTTCTCGCCCCGGTGAGATTGATTCTTATGGTAGGATTGAAATTAGAAATACTGGTGGTGGGACGATTACTAGGGGTGAATATGAGGCGAGGATTTATTCGAAGGGGAAGAATCCTCGATTGTTGAGGGTTGTTGAGTTGGATAATTTCCCTAGGAAGCGATTAACTTCTATGGATCTTTTGTATAGGGTTTTACATATTGCTTATGGGGATAGGAATTAATGGGCGATGTTGCCTTGGATATTGTTGTAAAAATGCTTAAGTCGGCTGGTTTTAATACATACATGTTTTCTGGTCACGCTCCCTACGTGGGCGATTATAAGAAAAGCAACACCACTAAAGTGAGATCTTATATAGATATTTACATGAATAGTGACTATATCGGGCGTGTATGTGTAAATGATGTGCATTTTAAGGTTCTTTTTGGTGATGGCCTTTGTGTTGAAAGATATATTAGCTTCGATGATCCCGCTTGTTTTGATGGAGTTATTGCTCTGCTTACGGGTGCTGGTTAAATCCGAGGATTGCATATTGAAAGTTTTTGTGAGGGTTGATATGGATAATGATAAGCAAGATGTTGTTAAGATTTTGTATACGCCGTATACAATATTGACTAGTTCAAGGTTTTTAGAGCAGCAGCATGGTGTTATTAAAAGCAAGATTATATCTGAACAACTTGGGTTTAATCGCGTAAGACAACGATGCCAGCACCTCCGAAGCCCTGCGTATTTTTGGGCAGTTCGCAGCAGATAAGGATCTGAATTTCACCTGGTACGACGCGGCTGTTCTGTCTGGGAAAGTTCGGGAAATGAAGAGTCAAAACCAATCACCGGAATGATGGGAAAAGGTTGTTACCCATTCAACAACCAAAGGAGAGAGACGTGAATCAACTAACCATCGCCAGCCTGACGATCACCGCACCGCTTTTAATTCTGAAGCTCGGTGGTGCAACGGCTTTGCCGTGGCTCTG